GTAAGACTTACCAAAGTTTCCCTGTTCATCTAGTTACTTGGGCTCCAGGATTTCTTCACACCATGCTAGCCGCTTCTGCAGCAGCAGTGGCGGCGACGTCAGCTTTAGCCGTTTGGTCGGGCAGACGAGCACGTCTCCAGCGTCGGCATCAGGCATACATTGATTCCCGCTACCGCGAGCGGGTGGGCCTATTTGCACACGCGGGGACACCCTATTACCGTCAGGCACCCGGATTTCCCGCCGTGCGCTTGACGACGAAGGAGGTTCGTCAGTCAGCCAATGTCATTGATGTGGTGTACGTCCCTAGCGACGACACCCCTGGCAATGAGTGTGCTTTGCCTGGAGCAATGCCGCCTCGCCGGATCCCGTTGGCTGATTTGCCTCGTTTTGTTGTTGTTTTCGAGACAGCCGACGGGTGTCCCACTGGCCTTGGCTTTAGGTTCGGTAGTGCGATAATCACTTGTCGCCACGTCGTCGACGCCGGTCCAACTTTTCTTGTCACAGCCCGTGGAAGGATCGCGTTCAAGCCACAGCGCATTGACGTGGCCCCAAACCACAATTACAGTGGCACTGGATCGGACGTTGCTGTGTGTCATCTTCTTTCGAAGGAGATGTCGCAGCTTGGCGTGACCACCACGACCCGCCGCATGTTCCGTAATGTTTTGCCGCATTCGATTCGGGTTTACGGTGCGACGCCAGACGGCATCACCGTTTCGAAGGGCTCACCTAGCACTAAATCGCCGAAGCGCGACAAACTGATGGGTTTGCTCTCCTATGGCGTCTGGACCGAACGTGGGTTTTCAGGGAGCCCTGTCATGGCCACGGTTGGAGGCAATGAAGTTATCATCGGGATGCACTCGATGGGGGACACTTACAGTGATTGTGCTAATCACGGAGTGAACACTCACGCACTTCTCCAGTTCTTGAAGAAGTCAGGCTTGGTGGAAGATCCGCACCTTACATACGAAAGTATAAATGAGGCAGCAGCAGGACCGTCCCAGACCGATCACGTTCGTTACGGCGAGCCAGATATCAATTTTGCAACGGCAGATGAGGAAGATTTGGCTCGGACACGCCGCCAAATGGAGACGGTCACAAAAGCCCAGATTGATTGGCTTGTTTCTGGTGGCGACACATTGAACCAGGCGAACGAAGCCGTTCTTTCATCCGAGGACGATTCGGAGACGCCTGTTTGTGAGCCCCAGGTTGATCACTCAATTTGGGATCAAGCATACGACCCTGAGCACTTGACTCCAATCAAAGAGTTCATGACCGGGTATGCCGCCATTCCTCAGGAAACAAGATACTGGTCCCGCTTCGAGGGCGAGACGCCCCCGTGCCCGCTGCCCCGGTCGAACCAACTCCGCGCCACAGCCGAGGAGGTTCATTCGATGATGCGGCGGTTGTACGGTGGCGACCCCTCCGCTTTGTTGGGTTTCAAGAATTACACTTACGAGAGTGTTCTTGAGGCCACGAAAGACCAGGCGGGTGATCCTTTCATGGCATTCAGGGAATACCTTGAGTGCACGAAGGAAAATCTGCGTCCTGCCACGTCTGTGGAGTTGAAGTCCTCGGATGGGAAAGCTCTCTTTCGAAAGATAGGCTCGACGCCTTATTCCGGACGGAGAGATCGCTCAGCACCGCAGGCGATGACTCAAGACGATCAGGACATGATGAAGTCTTTGAATCTCAAGTCAGATTGGGTGTTACCACCCACCGGAACGGTAGCAATGGAGGATTCATTGCGTTCTCAAGCGGCTCGTCAGAAGATGGATGCATCTTTTGAGATGACAATGGATGATTTTTGCATCTTGTTGTCTCGTTACATCCATAAGAACATCCGTTCCGGAAAATCTCTCAATTGTGGGATTCGAGGGATGATCGCCTTCATGGACTCTTTCGAAGACAAGAGCTCAGCCTGGACAGCGAAATGGCACAATTTGAACAAACGTGACATGGTACTTCGTTTCCGCTCTCAGTTGATAGCCATAACGTACGCTCGTTTGGCTTTGCGGGCGACCATGTGGGACAAGCTTCCCACCATGACGCCGCAGGAGCGTATCATGCACGGGCTGGCTGACCCAAAAGACAATTCAATCAAGAACGAGTCTCATGACACGGACAAAGCCTCTGCGAAGCGCTGGCGTCACATTTGGGCCTCGTCGGTTGTCGATTTGATGTGTCAGTTTTACTCGAGCGAAGCCCACAACAAAGACGACATTGAGGCGTACCAGTCTTGTGAGGACCATCACCATACGTCAGGAATGGGACATCATGACGAAGGAGTGCAGCGGATTGGCGCAGCTATTACCCACCAATTTCCTTCCGGCCACGTAGTCTCAGACGACGCCAGTGGCTGGGATATGAGCGTGAATGCCGATCATCTCGTTTTCGATGCCACTTTGCGTGCAGTTGCATGGCACGCGGCCGGTTATGATGTCCCCCCCGAGCAGTTGTTGGGCATGCAGTTTGCGACACTGTTGGATGCTTTCTCGCATTTGGGCCATGTCTTGGTCTGCGGGAGCCAGGTGTGGCAAACTGTGAAGCACGGCATGGTGCCCTCCGGCTGG